TTATCAAAATAATTTAGAGCAATTTTATAGTGAAATTCAGTTACCATTAATTGTATCATTATTATATTTTATATTTCAATTACCATATTTTAGACAATTTGTAAAAAAAACGCTACCTTCCTTATTTGGAAATGATGGAAATATGAATTTATATGGTTTTTTCTTTAATAGTGCATTGTTTGGAACTTTATTTTTTATTATTAATAAACTAATTAGCAACTTAACAATGTACGTAAATAATTAAAAATTTATTTAATATAAAAACAAGTATTAAATACTTTATTAAATTTTTATATTTTTTCTAGATTTACTTGTGCTTCATTTGCTAAATCACATACCAATGGATCATTTTTATAATCATTTATATATTTGATTTTAATAATGCCACTTGAAACCATTAATTTCATGCAATTATAACATGGATAATGAGTTATATATGCTGTACATTTATCACTTGATACTCCGCGCTTAGCACAATCTGTTATAGTATTTTGTTCAGCATGAATAGTTGCAATATTATGATTATCTTTTATAATCATTTTATGTTCACAACCTGCTATATATCCATTATAGCCTTGTGCTATTAATCGATTGTCTTTTACAAATAAACAACCAACATGTAATTTTTCACATGAAGAACGCGTAGAAGTAAGTTGAACTAATTCTTTAAAATATTGGTCCCAACTTGGTCTTATACTCATTAATTTATTATTTATTAAATTTTTAAATAAATAATAAAAATATTTTTGAGAAAATTAGTTCTTTTAAAGTAATTTTAAAATTGATATAAAAAATATAAAAATGTATTAATATTGAATAATAATGAATGTATTAGAATTAGAAGAAAAAAAATTAAATAAATTTCAATTGGGGTTTAAATCTAAAAATCCTAATACAATAATTCCTTCAAACTTGGGAGCAAAATGGAGCGAATCAGAAGAAAATATTTTATTAGGTGAATTACATGATGATATTGACATTGAGACAATTGCAAACAATCATAATAGAACCAAAGGAAGTATTATTTCTCGTCAAAAAGAAATTGCTTATAAATTGTTTAATAAAAATATTCATATAACTGATATAGTTAATAAAACAAAATTACATGAAATTACAATACATGAATTTATAGAAAAAAAAAGAAATAATACTAGCACAAAAAAATCTATTAAAGAAAATAAAATAGAAGAAGAAAAATTTTCAATAGAAAATGAAATTATTTATATAAAAAAAGATATAGCTAATTTAAAAAATATGGTAAGTGAAATACTTGAATTGATGAAAGCAGTTTATGATTTCGAAGATACATAATAAATAATATTTTATAAAAAGGGGTCATAGAGGATTTATCTCCTATAATGTAGGTATAAACTTCCAACCTAACTCTTCGCATATTTTTTTCCATATTTGGTCTTGTTCTATTCTTTTTTCACGATCTTTTAACATAGGAAAATATGGTAAAAATGAATGTTCATTAATTAATTCACATAATTTATATAGTGTATAATAATAATTCAAAAAATTTACTCTATCTTTTGGACAATATTTTGCATATGGTTTTTGAATTTCATTAAATAAATTACATAATTTTTCTTCTAATTCAGCACTCATTACAGGTGGTTTAATACCTAATTTATCTTTAATATATGGTATATGTTCATAAAATTTATTATAACCTAAATTTTTTAATAATTCTTTTGTTTTTTTATTTGTTAAATCTTTTAATAATATTCTCTCTTTTTTTATTTGATTTTTAATATTTTCAAATACATCATCAGGTATATTTGTACTTTCTTTTGCTTGAAATTGTGCTAATATTTCTCTTAAATGATTTATTCTTTTATATGCATAAAATGAAATTTCTTTTGGAGGATCTTTATAAGAAGGCTTATCATTTTCAATTAAATATTTGCTAGTATTTGAGCAAAAATTACATATATTAATACCTTCTGATTCTACATAAATAATCTCACCTTTTTTACATTTGCTGCATATATCAGATGCATAAACAAAATTATTATAATTTATCATTGTATTATCGATATTATAAAAATATTTATTTATAGAATTATTTTTATTATCTATTTTCTCATTATTATCTTGTTTATCTAAATTATTTAAATTATCTGAATTTTCTGTAATATTAAAAAAATTATTGATAATATTTTTATTATTATTATTATTATTATTATTATTTAAATTATTTATATTTTGTTTATCCTCAAAATATTCAAATATATATTTAGCATTTTTTAAATAATAATTTTTTTTTTCATTATTTAAATTTTTAATTTTATTTTTTAAATTATTTATAGTAATTTCCAATGATTTGATTTTTTCAAGATTATTATTATTATTATTATTATTATTATTATTTAATTTATTTAGCATTATTTCATTTTTTTCTATTTCATTTAATAGTTTAGGTATAATTTTTTCTTCATTATTTTTAAATTTTTCTACCATTTCGGCATGTTTTTTATCTAACGTACATGTTTTATTTTGTAAATTATTTTTATTCATATATTATTAATAATATTATTATTTTTAATTAAAAAATAGGAAAAAATATAATTAATAAATTATTTTTTACAAATATTTTTTTCTTTACTATTATTATAAAAAAATGGCTGGTGGTCTTATGCAATTAGTTGCCTACGGGGCTCAAGATGTTTATTTAACAGGTAATCCTCAAATTACTTTCTGGAAAGTAACCTATCGTCGTCACACTAACTTCGCGATGGAATCGATTGAACAAACATTCAACGGACAAGCTGACTTCGGTCGCCGTGTTACTTGCACCATATCGCGTAATGGTGACTTAGCTTATCGCACATACTTACAAATTACTCTTCCAGAAATTGGACAAAGCTTAGGTAACAGCGGTGGTGCTGTATATGCCAGATGGTTAGACTCGCCAGGTGAACAATTAATCTCCCAAGTTGAAGTTGAAATTGGTGGTCAACGCATTGATCGTCAATATGGTGACTGGATGCACATCTGGAATCAATTAACTTTATCGAAAGAACAAGAACGTGGTTACTACAAAATGATTGGTAACACCACTCAACTTACATACGTTTGCGACCCAAATTTTGCGGCGGTTGATGGACCTTGCTCAGCTGATGGTGTTCGTCAAGTTTGCGCTCCTCGCAACGCTCTTCCAGAAACTACTTTATACGTCCCTCTCCAATTCTGGTATTGCCGTAACCCTGGTCTTGCTTTACCATTAATTGCTTTACAATATCACGAAGTTAAAATTAACTTAGATATTCGCAATATTGAAGAATGCTTATGGGCAGTTAATTCATTAAATGGTGGTGGTGAAAAAGTTGCAGATGCTTACAAACAATCATTAGCGGCTGCTTCACTCTTTGTTGACTATATTTTCTTAGATACTGATGAACGTCGCCGTATGGCTCAAAATCCCCACGAATACTTAATTGAACAATTACAATTCACTGGTGATGAATCGGTTGGTTCATCGTCAAACAAAATTAAACTTAACTTAAATCACCCTTGCAAAGAATTAATCTGGGTTGTCCAACCTGATGCCAATGTTGACTATTGTGCGTCTTTACAAGCTAACACTGGCTTAAACCACTTATTAGGTGCCCAACCTTTCAATTACACTGATGCCTTAGATGCTTTACCAAATGCGGTTCATGCCTTCGGTGGTGCTGTAAATGTTGCGTCTAATGGTCAATTCATTAATAACACAAGTGGTGGTATGTTTGAAGATCCATTCGCCAATGAATTAGTATCAGGAAGTGGTTTCGTTACAAGTGCTGGTAATACCACAGAATCAGGTGTCTCTGATGCTGGCACATTTGTCTTAGCTGAAACTGCCTTAGACATGCACTGCTGGGGTGAAAATCCAGTTGTTGTTGCCAAATTACAATTAAATGGCCAAGACCGCTTCTCGGAACGTGAAGGTACATACTTCGACTTAGTTCAACCCTTCCAACACCACACACGTGCGCCTGACACAGGTATCAATGTCTACTCTTTCGCTCTTCGCCCAGAAGAACACCAACCATCAGGCACATGCAATTTCTCGCGCATTGACAATGCCACTTTACAATTAGTCCTTTCCAACGCGACTGTCCAAGGTGTTAACACCGCGAAAGTTCGTGTCTATGCGGTTAACTACAATGTCCTCCGTATCATGAGTGGTATGGGTGGCTTAGCTTACTCCAATTAGATTTATATATTATTTTTTATTACTTTTATCATATAAAAAATAATATTTTGTAAAAAAATAATATTTTGTAAAATAATAATATTTTGTAAAATAATAATATATTAATATAGTAATAATCAATGCAAGTCAGTTTAGTAAAAAGCAGTTTTTATTTTACATATATATTCTTAATTACTACAGGTACAATATGTTTTATTGAAGCATTACGTAATCCAAATCCTCAAATTAGACATGTTATGAATTTAGAAACATGTATTTCAGTTGTTGCAGGATATTTTTATGGAGTTTTTGTAGATAAATTAAATAAAGTAGAAAAAGAAGCAAAAGAAGCAGAAGAAAATAATGATTCTAATGAAGAAAATAAAGATTTAGAATTACCATATGAAAAAATAAATGATATGCGTTATACCGACTGGGCAATAAGTACTCCATTAATGCTTTTAGTTTTATGTATGGTTTTAGGAATGGAAAATAAGATTACTGTAACATTTATGCCATTTGTTTTAATTTTATTATTTAATTTCTTAATGTTGGGATCAGGATATGTTGGTGAATTAGGGAAATTAACTACTACTAGTGCCAATGTTATTGGATTCATATTCTTTTTCTTAATGTATGGTACAGTATGGAAAGTTTATATGACAGGATCTAAAATAACAAAACAATCACAAGTAATTTTCTGGTTATTTGTTGGTTTATGGGCATTATATGGAGTATTTTATCAAACACCACAACTTACAAAAATATTTGGTTATAATATTTTAGATTTAGTAAGTAAAGCATTTGTTGGTATATTCTTTTGGTTTTATTTAACAAAATCTATTAGATTTTAGTTAATATACATATATCTATATATATATATGATTAATATTAGAGAAATAGTAATTTTATCATTAATTGGAATTTTTTCTGGATTAAGTATGGGTTCAATTGGTATTGGAGCTGGTTTAATTATAGTACCATTACTTATTTTTTATGGAATAAATATTAAAACAGCAATAGCTTTGATAATGGTAATGCAATTATTACCTCAATCAATAATAGGAGTTATTAATTATTGGAATTATATAAATTGGTATCAATCTTTTATTATAATAATTGCCAATTTTATTGGTATATCTATTGGTTCATATATAGTAACTAATAATTATATTTCAGAATTAATATTATATAAAATTTTTACCATTTTTTTAATAATAATTACTATTTATTTTAGTATAAAATATTTAATAAATTAATATTTTTTATTATTTGTTTAATATAATATGAATCAAATAATAAAAAATATACAAAATAATTTACATATTTTAATTAAGTTTAAGTTTAATAAAGTTCAAATATTATTTTTTTCAATGATATTTTTTTCATTAATTTATATGCTTTTAGATGATACGCATTTTGAAGGAGTAAATAAATTTAAAGAATTAGTAAAAGAAGAAGTAATTAAAGATAAAGTTCAAACTAAAATAAAAGAAGGTTTTAATAATATTTATGAAAATTTAGATGCTTATTATAAATCTAACAAAATTATAAACGAAGAAAAAAAAGAAGAAATAATAGATGATGCTGCAAAAGAAATAGAAAAAGATGTTAAAAAACAAGAATTAGCTCCGGAAAAAGTTGAACCTCCATTATATACAAAATATTTAAATCGCTTGTATTTTGCAGTTATAACAGGATGTCTTTTAGGATATGGAGATATTTATCCAGTATCAAATGTTTCAAAGATTTTAGCAGGAATACAAGGTTTATTAACTGTTAGTTTGATCATTTATTAGTGAGGAAATCGCCTCGCACTCGATTTATTAAGGAAACATAGGTTTCCTTAATATCCTTCCTATTTAAAAAGAAAAATTTAAATTTTTTTATGAACTACATCACTATAATATAAAATATAATTGTTATTATATTTTTTATTTTTTCTTGTAAATTTTTTATTTAAATTTTTTGCTTTTTCTTTAATTTTATTTAATGTATATTTTATATTAAATTTTTTATATTTTTTCCATTTTATATCATTTTTTTCTATCCAAGTACCATTATTATATGTATTTTCTAGCATAACATCTGGTAAAAAAAATTCCTCTCCTTTTATTCCATGATAACCTCTTATAAATTTTTTTGTATTAGTTTTGTATAAATATGTTATACTATAATGTGTTACTGGTATATTTATATTTTCACCTTTTGTTAATCTAGATGTTGTACTAGCATTATGTAATACTTTATTAATTAATTGATTTTCTATTAATTTATTATATTTTAAATTTTTATCAAACCATTTTCCTAAACATTCACGTTGTTGCATATTTAAATCATATGCAGTTACAAAAATACCATCAGGAATTTTGAAATTATTATTATTTTGTGGTTGTTTTATAAAAAAACTTAAATACCCAACACCTTTTTCTCCTGGACTTCGTGTTCTACCTATCCATTGTAAATTATAATTAGTTGGTATAATTTTATACATTAATTCAAAACTATCTTTTATATCAACAATATCTAAGCATTGTAAGTGAGTTGAAAAATATTTATGCATTATAGAATGTGCTGCACAATTTTCTTTTACTTTAGCTTCTTGTAGAGGTAAAAAGTGTGAAAAATCAGCACTAATTATTAATAATGTTTCATCAGAAATTAATTCTAAATTATTTAATAAATTTTTATCACTATTTCTTATATTTATACCTTCTATATTTTTTTTACCATATTTCCATATATATTTAGTTACATAATCTAGAGTTTTCATAGGAACAAAAAATTCATGAAAATATTTTTCTTTTTTTCCTATAATAACATTTTCATAAATATTTGCTGGATAATAAATAATTAATATTTTTTTAAAATAATTTAAAGGTGGGAATTGCAATGTATGACTTAAAATACTACCACTATATAATGTTCCAGCGTGAGGTAAAACATATCCTTTTATATTTTTATTAAATGGATCTTTTAATAATTTATTTATATTAATATGTTTTTGATTAAACCAATTCATTTATAATTCTTTATTATATAATATTTTAATAAAATTTTAAAAAATATTATATAAAGTAAGTATGTCTAATAATGCTAATAACAATTTAAATTCTATGAGATGTTGGATATGTATGGATTTTATAATAGATTATATGCTTCTTCCATATGAAGATGAATATTTAGGTCATGATATTGGAATATTTAAAAATACAATGATTATAAAAGATTTTAATGATTTTGGTTCAAATATTCCAAAATTTTCATTTTTATATTTTACATGTTGTAATAAATGTATTGACAATTATTTAAAAATATATAATAATAAATTTAAATATATTAGAAATCGCGAACTAACTGGTTAAAAATAATTCTATTTTTTTTTTGTTTTTTGACCTCCTTTTTTTTTTAATTTTTTAGTTTTTGTTTTTTGTTTTTTAGATGTTAAACTTCCTCCTCCACTAGGTACTTTATTAGTTTCATCAGATTTGATTTCTTTAAGAGCATCTGTTATTATTTTCATAAGGCCATTAAAAAAATTTTTACTTTTTTCATCCGTATCTAACTTATCTATGAATTTATTAATTTCATCAGCAACTGGTACTAAATCTTTTATCTTTTCTTTATCGTCATTTGATATATTAAGTGTTTCATTTATACTTTGATCTTCTTGTGGTGTTGCTGACTCTTCTGCAGGTCTTTCTGACTCTTCTTTTTGTCGCTGTTCAGTTTCTGTTGGTGTTACTCCTTCTTCTCTTTCTCCTGTTGATTGTCCATCCTTATCTCCACCAAATGTCAAGATATTAAATTTAGTATTATTCGTATTTTTTATTGGAGTAACATAAATTGATACAGATGAACCTTTTTTGAATTCTTCAGTCATTTTAATAATAAATTGTTTAACAACACTAAGAACACGTCTTTCCCCCGAGGAGGTCGCTTTTTGTAAAACATTTCTATCACGATATAGGTCAGTTTTTATATTATTTGTATTAGTTTCCATAATTTTTATATCGCCATTCCCGTTATTGTCGACCAAAATACCTGTTAGATCATTAAATTTTCCACTTATTGATTCTAAATAAGGTTTAAATATAGAATATATTGTAGGATTTCCTTTTAAACTATAACCTACTATTACAAATTTTTCATAGAAATCATTAAAATAAGCATTCAAATAATTAGTATGATAATCTTGTTTACAATAAAGTGGGTCATTTTCTATATGTTTAATATGATCATGCAAACGTGCTTTATAATCATCTTTCACTTCACTCTTATTAGTGTTTTCAATGAAACTCTCATCCTCGGGGGTTGTCCTTATAAAACCCTTATATAAGTTATATGATTGTTTATTCATATTCCTCATTTGGATACCTAAAATATTTCTATTATCTGGGCTTTTAATTGAATCAGTCATAGTTCCATGTAAAAATACACCGAATCCTCCCGGTCCTAAGGACGGCGCGGAAGGCCCGAGCAGCCCCTTTCCACCCGTACTAAATCTTGCATCTAAATTAAAATATCTAGGAAATAAACCATGTGATAAGAAAAACATTTGTCCATTTCCTACATATAATTTCTTATTACATATGTCTTTTGGTATTTCTAAATTTTCAATTTTAAATATATTTTGTAAAAAAAGTGCACTATCAATAGTTGACGTTATATTTGTTAATTTAAAAAACCCATGATAATAATTATTTATATATTTATTATTAATATGAATATCATTTAATTGTGTAAAAATAAAACCTTTTTTTGCTTGTAATTCAGTTTTTATATTGTCAATAGATTTATTCTTATAACTGTCTATGCTTTCATTATCAATCATGTATCTTTTAAAACTATCTGTTCTTTCACTTTCTTCTATAAATATTTTTTCATATTCTTTTTTTTCATCGTCGTTCGCGTAAGTTAATCTATTTATCATTAATGCACCAAAATCATTATAAATTAATTTTATCATGTCTATTAGAAATTCAAGTAATGTATATCTTTTTTCATAGTCAGTAGCAGTCTGGCGATCTACTGTTTCTAATACTTTATTATATTTATAAAAAATTTCACTTAATGCAATTATATATGAATCGTTTTTTATGTTAACTATTTTATTTTTAAATTCAGAATGAATTATAAAAGCACAATATATAATTAAAAATATAGTTATTTTAATTTCATTTTTCCCTTTAATTTCTAAATTATAATGATCTAATTCATTAATAAAGTCATGCTGGTTTTTTGTTGCTAGAAGGTCTATGATACCCGAATTATATAGTGTTCTATATTTATCCGTAATTTTAATATCGCTTGAGCCCACGGACGTGCTGTTACCGTTAGTTACGTTTGTTATTTGTGTGTTTTTTGTGTATGTTGATTTGTCATTAATAAAATTATCAAAATCTTCAGGATTTAATATATAATGTGTACCAGAGCGTTCTGTACTTTTTAGATCATTAATATTATTTTTATACAATTCATCACCTATTTTTTTAACAAAAACTTTTTCAATTATTTTTTTTGTTTCGCTAATTAAAGCATAATCAACACTAACCAAACTTGTTTCATCAACACCTACTTTTATTATTTTATCATGTAAATTTTCAATTATTTTTTTTAAATTTTCATTATAATTTGTAAAAATATCTTCTATATTAGATTTAAAATTATTATCATAATTAAGTAAAATTTTATTAACAAAAATAAATTTTTTATAAGCATCTAAAAATCCATTATTAGCTTTAATATTATAATCTACAGAAGCACTTTTTATATCATCAGAAGTAAAATCACTAATATGTTTACATCCGTTTCTAACAATAATTATACTTGATATTAAACTATTGGATACTCTTCTAGCTTTTTCATGATTTTTTTCTAAAATATTATTTATTTTGGGTGCAATTCCCGAAATAGCAAGTTTTCCTACATTTAATAATTGAAGAGTATTTTTGTTCATCTCTTCAAATTTCATATTTTTTCTATTTGGTGTTATGTCTTCTTTAATGCTGGTATGAATATCATTAAAAATAAAAAGTAAATCGTTATCTGTATTAAATTTAAATTTTTTATCTGGTGCACTTTTATCTAATAATTCAACAAAAAGCGCCCAATATTTATCTGAGACCCCATAATTTGTTCCTTCTGTATAACCGGGTGCCATCTGTGCTAATTGATCTATATCGTTACTCCCTTTGTCTTCTGAATCTGCGTTCCAACGTCCAATATAACCTTCTTCTAAAAGTTTAGTAACATATTCCACTTTTGTATTGTATACTAGACCTGGAAGTAAGTTGTTATCTGAGCCATGCATATATCTGTCTTTGTCGACTTTACTATATATTGCGTCTGTAACAGCAATTTTCTTGTCTTTAAAAAATTGTTGAAATTCTGAAAAACTAACTTTATTAGGGTCGTTTATTTGTAAATTACCTTTCGTATTTTCATCGGCATCTAATATATAAATACTTGCAACATTTATATCAAATTGGTTCCCATAATTTGGGTCTCGTCCACCATATTGTATAAATTCTTCATTATTATCAACATTATCAAAATTATCATTACTATCAAAATTCTCATTAACATCAATATCACTATCACTATTAGTATCCATAATTAATATTATATAATAAACATATTAAAATTTAAATAATAATTACTAATAAATATTTTAAATTAAAAATAATTATTTAAAATATTTATTTTTAATAATTTAAATTAATAATGGCTAACAATATAAATGAATTAATAATTAAAGAAAGTATAAAACGAGAGCGTAAATATAATGCAATAAAATTACCAGAAGATTTAAATCAGCATATGTTACCTAAATATGTAGGTTATTACAAAGAATGTTATAATGTAGAAAAGAAATTATATAGAGAATTTTTTAAAATAGAAAAACATCCAAATATGGTAAAACATAAAGTATATGTTTCATCTAAATCAAATAAATTAACATTATTAGAAAAGTTAGAACAAATAAAAAAAATATTATTAGATTTAGATAATTTAGAAAAAGATGAATTAGAAAAAGATGAAACTGACATTGATAATTTAGAAACAGATGAATCTAATAAAGTTAGCTTACCAAAGTATATTTCTCTCAAAAATCATAAAGATAATTCAAAATATTATTTAGTATATGATAAAAAAACGAATGTTAATAGAAATACTTTAAAATTAACTTATGCTAAATCTCAACCTTTATTAGCTAATTTAAATGACTTTCTCTCAAAAATAGAACAAAAGTTTATAAATTAAAAATAATATTTGAAATAATATTTAAAATTATTTTAAAAATAGATTTTAAAATGGAAAAGCTATATTTATGTGATGATATAATTAATATTATATTAAATAATTTAAATATATTATGTCATGTTTGTAATAAAAAATATAATATAAATTTTTATAATAAGTTAGGACCATTTTACTATTGCTCAGAAGAATGTTTTAATTTTATTTAAATATAAAATTATATTAAATTTTTTATATAAAAAAAAATTGATTTAAACATTTTATTTTATTTATAAAAATAAATAATATAAGATAATATGGAAATTGCTAATAACATGGAAATTGCTAATAATATTCATGAAGTAGTTGCCATTATTGATCGTTCAGGTTCAATGGCAGGTAAAGAAGATGATACTATTGGTGGTATTAATTCAACTTTTGAAGTATTAAAAGAAGATCAAGATAATACTAATATTAAAGTATCAATTAAGTTCTTTGATCATGAAGAAAATATGTTAATTAGATCATTAGATTTAAAAGATGTTAAACCTATTGAGCGAAAACAATATGTACCTAGAGGTCAAACTGCACTTTTAGATGCTATTGGAAATACTTTGAATTATTTTATGCAAAAAAAATTAAGTGATACAAATGCATATAATTGTTGTACAATTTATGTAGTAACAGATGGTTACGAAAATAGTAGTAAAAATTATAATTCAGAAAGTATTAAAAGTATGATTGTAAATGCTGAAAAGAATTTTAATATTAGAATTCTTTATTTAGCTGCAAATCAAGATGCAATTTTTGAAGCAAGTAAATTTGGAATTGATTCTTCGCAAGCATTAAACTATGATGAAGATACCAAAAATGTATTATCTGCATATCGTTCAGCAGCATCTGCAGCACGACGTCATTCAAGCAGTGGTGAGGCAGGATTTACAAATGTTGAAAGAACGATGTCTCAACCTGAAACTAACAATAACATTAACACAAATATTGATCATATTAATAATTTAAGAATTCCAGTTATTAAACGTCAAAGAACAGAATTTCGTTAAATATAAAATATAAAATATAAATATAATTTTTTTTATAATAATTTTAAAAGTTATTTAAAAATTTTATTATATTTATATATAATATATGCAGATCTTTGTTAAAACCCTTACAGGAAAAACAATAACTTTAGAAGTGGAACCAAGCGATTCAATTGATAATATTAAAGCAAAAATTCAAGATAAAGAAGGCATACCGCCTGATCAACAGCGGCTTATTTTTGCAGGAAAGCAATTAGAAGACGGTAGAACTCTCTCAGATTATAATATACAAAAAGAATCAACCCTTCATCTTGTACTTAGATTAAGAGGTGGATATTAATTTAAATATATTATTTTTTGTAAAATTAATAATATATTTAAGATTTTTTAATATAATTATTTAACTTTGATAATGGATAATTAATTGAAAAATTTTTTAAATAATGTAAGTTAAACATATGACCATGTCCAGTTTTATTTATAAATATTTTTCCATCTATATTTATTAAATCTTTAATTTCATTGGGACAATTACAACCTAGTTTTGCTATAAAATCATTATTATTTGCAAAGTGTTCCATATATGGTAATTCATGTTTTATATATGGCATATATGAACTACAATTTGAAAAACAATATATTTCAAGTTTTTTGAGATAAATTTCTTTATTAAAACCTAATTTATGTAAACTATTAAGTACGTTTGATGTTATAATTGTACCCTGTGAATATGCTATAATTATTACTTTATTTATATTAGCATCTAATAATTTACTACATATTGTATATAAAGCAACACTAGATGCTTCTGTTAAATCATGTGTTTCTTTTCCTATTAATGCTTCAATCAAGTCAATCATTAATGTGTCAGATGCATTAAATAAAATATTTATTGGTTTATTAAAAAAATTTTCTAATAACAACTTATTTTTTAAAACTAATTTTTCATGTCCTAAAATACCATTTATAAAAATAAAACAATTATTATTTTCGTCTAATTCATTTTCATTTGGAATATATTTACTATTTGAACCAAAAAATATTATTTTAATACTATTTGGAATCCATAGTGGACAATAAAATGGTAATTTAATAAAACAAAAATTATAAATTATTAAAAATATTTCTTCTAAATTCCAATAATTAATATTTAATTCTGAATCTGTATTTTCTAATAAATTATTTATTATATTATAACCAAAAATAGATCTAAAAAAATTTGGAGTATTTAAAAAAGCATAATATAAAATTTTAAATATTTTCATATATATATTATTTTAAAATAACGTAAATAATGTAAATAATGTAAATAATGTAAATAATGTAAATAATGTAAATAATATATTTTAAAATTTAAATATATTATTTTAAATTGCATTGGGTGGGATTTGAACCCACGAGGCTTTCGCTATACGAACTTGAGTCGTACCCCTTAGACCGCTCGGGCACCAATGCAAAATATAGCGAGGGTAGGTTTCGATCCTACGACCTCCGGATTATGAGCCCGGCACGCTATCCACTGCGCCACCCCGCTAAAATAAAAAATATACATTTAATATTTAATAACTCTTTGCATAATGCATATATTAAATTATTAATGTATAAATAATTATAGTAATAAATCTTTAAATTATTTAATAATTTATTAAATAATATATAACAATATAACAATATAACAATATAACAATATAATTTAAAAAATAATGAAATATAATAATTTAATTATTGATTATGGAGTTATGCCATTATCTGGTTTTTTAGTAGTTAAATATTTAACTAGTTTAAATTTTGATTTTACATATAAATTATATGAAAATAATTTTATAATAATAGATTATTGGTTTTTAATTCATATATTAAATACTAATTTAATAATACTATTTTATCCATATAAACTAAGTAATTATAAATTTTGGTATATTGTTTTTGGATGGGAATTTATTGAAAATATTTTAATACCTAATAGTTTTAAAAAATTTTACTATTTTAAAGAAGATATTAGAGATACATTTGGAGATATAGTAGCAGCATTACCTGCTTTTTATTTTTTATATTTGAGAAATAAGTAAATTAATACATTATAATGTAATAAGTTGGTACAATTAAAGATCCAGTAATTGAGGTTAAATA